ATTAGATGACAGTATATTATCTAAACTTCCATATCCTGAAGCTAAAATATTATGTGAAACTTTTTTATTAACTAAAAGAATTGCACAGATAGCAAATGGTTCACAGGCTTGGTTAAAGCATGAACGTAATGGTAAAATTCATGGCACATGTAATACAAACTCTTGTGTAACATCAAGAGCAAGTCATTCATTTCCTAATCTAGGACAAGTACCAAGTACGTCTGCACCTTTTGGTAAAGAATGTAGAGAATTGTTTACAGTACCAGAAGGTAAAAGATTAGTTGGCATAGATATATCAGGTCTTGAAGTTAGAATGTTATGTCATTTTATGTCCAAGTTTGACAATGGTGCATACACTAAAGTTGTACTTGAAGGAGACATACATAGTGAAACACAGACACTTGCAGGATTAGAAAGCAGAGACCTTGCAAAGCGTTTCTACTATTGCCTACTCTATGGTGGTTCAGTTAAACGAGTGGCTGAAGTCATAAACAAACCACTTAAAGAAGCAGGTAAAGTTAAGAAAAGATTTTTAAATAATCTACCTGCATTAGCTAAACTTATAGAAGGAGTACAGTCTGCGGCTGAACGTGGTTACATAAAAGGTTTAGATAAAAGAGAAATTAAAGTTCGTAACAGCTACTCAAGTTTGAATACACTTTTGCAATCAGCAGGAAGTATAGTTTCAAAAAGATGGCTAGTAGAATTTAACAAAGAGATTAAGAAATTTAATAACGCACAACAAGTTGTATGGGTACATGATGAGATACAAGTTGAGTGTGAAGAACAAGACGCTGAAGACATTGGTAAGATAGCAGTAGAATGTATTAAACGTGCAGGTGAACACTTCCAATTAAGAGTGCCGCTAACAGGCGAATATAAAATATCAACTAATTGGAGTGGAACACACTAATGAAGAATAACAAATTCGATATTGACCTAAAGTATGGTCAAGAAAGAGAACAAAGACTAGCATCTATATTAGACAAAGATAAAAATAAAATAGAAGTTAAGACTGAAAGAGACTGGTGGTTTAAAACAGGTAACATTGCAATAGAAGTAGAATGTAATGGTAAACCTTCAGGTATCATGGCAACCAAAGCTGACTATTGGGTACACATATTAGCAGAGGGTGACAAAGATTATTGCAGATTAATATTTGATACTAGAACAGTAAAGAGATTAGCAAAAAAATATATAGGTACACTTAAAAATGGTGGAGATGGTTGGCGTAGTAGGTTTGTCTTAATACCTTTAGCCGAAATATTTTTACCAAAAAATTTAAGCAAATCTATGCAGGAGAGGATAGTTAAATAATGTATAAAAAGAAAAAAGTATTAGTAATTGATGGTGACATACTTGCTTACCAGATAGCAACTAACAATGAACAACCTATCAACTGGGGTGATGGCTTATGGACATTACACGCAGAGTTGCCTACTTGTAATGCACAATTAGATGCAGTGATAGACGATTTAGGTTCTGGGTTATCAGCAGATGATTATGTTGTAGCACTTACAGATAAGAATAATTTTAGAAAAGATGTTCTTCCTACATACAAAAGTAATCGTAAAGAAAAACGTAAGCCAATAGTTTTAAATGCAATGCGTGAACACATTATGGAAAAACATAATGGTGTCATGTGGGCTAACCTAGAAGCAGATGATGTCATGGGTATTATGGCAACTGAACCTAGTGATGAAGAAAGAATATTAGTTAGCATTGATAAAGACATGCGAACAATACCATGCAATCTTTCACAAGATGGTATGACAGTAGAACAGATACCAGAGAAGATAGCTAATTATAACTTTATGGTTCAATGTATCATGGGTGATAAAGTTGATGGGTATTCAGGCATTGATGGAATTGGAATTAAAACAGCAGAGAAGTTACTTCTTAAATATACTAACTGCACACTGCCTGACCTATGGAAGATAGTCAAAGGTATCTACAAAGAAAAAGGTTACACACAAAAGGAAGCTCTACAACAAGCTAGGGTCGCACACATTTTAAGACATGGAGAATACAATAAGAAAACAGGGAAGGTAAAACTATGGACAATATAAAAAACCCACCTCATTACGCTAACCATAAAATAGAACCTATTGATTACATCATAGCCAATGGTCTCACATACTGCGAAGGCAATGTTGTAAAATATATTTCAAGATGGAGACGTAAGGGTGGCATGGAAGACTTGAAGAAAGCAAAACAATACATTGATTTTATTATAGAGAAAGAAGGAACACCTAAAGTTACGGACACAAAAGATGATTGATTACGAAAGAGATGAGTTGCTTACTGACTTCGGTAAGACAACTTTAAAAGATAGGTATTTACTACCAGAAGAAACATCACCGCAAGATGGATTTATGAGAGCGGCAAAAGCATTTTCAGATAATGATGAGATGGCAGAAAGAATTTATAACTACGCTAGTAAACTTTGGTTTATGTACTCCACACCTATTTTATCTAATGGTGGTACTAACAGAGGTATGCCTATCTCTTGTTTCTTAAACTATGTAGGTGATAGTAGAGAAGGATTAACAGGACACTACACAGAGAATGCTTGGTTGGCATCTATTGGTGGTGGTATCGGTGGTTACTGGGGACATGTTAGAAGTGATGGTGTTAGTACATCAGGTGGTTCACAATCATCTGGTTCAATACCTTTTCTTCATGTTGTAGACAGTGAGATACTTGCATTCTCACAAGGTAAAACAAGGCGTGGAAGTTATGCGGCATACATGGATATGTCACACCCAGAGATAATAGAATTTTTAGAAATGCGTAAGCCTAGTGGTGGAGACATACATAGAAAATGTCTTAACCTACATCATGCAATAAATATATCTGATGAGTTTATGCAATTAATAGAAAAATGTATTGCTGAACCTACCTATGATGACAGTTGGAATTTAATTGACCCTCATACAAAGAACGTAGTACGAACTGTATCAGCTAGAGAGTTGTGGCAAAAATTATTAGAAACAAGAGTTGCTACTGGTGAGCCTTATGTTTCATTTATAGATACTATTAATGACGCATTGCCTGAAACACAAAAGAAACTAGGATTAAAAGTACATCATTCTAATTTATGTACAGAGATTACATTACCTACTAATGAAAACAGAACAGCAGTGTGTTGTTTGTCTTCAGTTAATTTAGAAAAGTATGAAGAGTGGAAAAATGAACCATTGTTTGTACCAGATTTAGTTAGGTTTTTAGATAATGCTTTGTCTCACTTTATAGAGAATGCACCAGAAAGTGTGTTCAGAGCAAAGTTTAGTGCGGCTAGTGAAAGAAGTATTGGGTTAGGAGCTATGGGTTTCCACGCATACTTACAATCTAAAGGTATACCTTTTGAAAGTGCATTGGCTAAAGCTATGAACTTAAAGATATTCAAAAAGATTAAACAAGAAGCTGTAGAAGAAAGTCAAAGACTAGCAATTAAAAGAGGTGAAGCACCTGATATGGAAGGTACAGGTATGCGTAATGCACACTTGTTAGCCATAGCACCTAACGCATCATCATCTATTATTTGTGGTACGACATCACCATCAATAGAACCATACAGAGCTAACGCTTATGTACAGAAAACAATGTCAGGTTCTTTTCTAGTTAAGAATAAATATTTAGAAAAGTTACTAGAGAAAAAAGGCATGAACACTGACGCAGTGTGGCAATCTATTGTAGCACAAAGAGGTTCAGTATTACATTTAGATGAATTATCTGATTATGAAAAAGATACATTTAAAACATCTATAGAAATTAATCAGCAATGGGTAATAGAACATGCGGCAGACAGACAACAGTATGTGTGTCAAGGTCAGTCAGTAAATGTATTTGTACCTGCTGATGTGAACATCAAAGAGTTACATGACATACACATGTTAGCTTGGAAAAGAAAAATAAAAACTTTGTACTATTGTAGAAGTGAAGCAATCAAACGTGCAGAGTTAGTATCAAAAAAAGTAGAAAGAACAATCATACCAGAAGCCGATTGTTTAGCGTGTGAATAATGAAGAGATACATATTAGAAATCATCTATCATTATTCAACAGCTTTAACATCTTGGTCATGGCAAAAATTATATGGAGATAGAAAAAAAGGAGCAGGTTACAATAATGACAGATAACAGTATTTTTGAAGGTTTTGATAAACCACGAAAGAAGAGACGTAAAAGAAAACCAAAACAATCAGTGTTATGGACTGTGTATCACACAATCCTAGCAGTGGAGTTATTAATAATAATTATAATAGAGGGAGTAGAGTTATTAAGATGAGTTTATTTAAAAAGAGAGCATACTACAAACCATTTGATTACGAATGGGCATTTCAATCATACGACATGCAACAGAAGATGCACTGGCTACCAAGTGAAGTACCATTGCATGAAGATGTAAGAGACTGGAATGAAAGATTAAGTGCAGAAGAAAAAAATTTAATAGGACAAATATTAAAATTCTTTACACAAGGAGATGTCGATATAGCACAAGCCTATTTAGATAAATATATTCCACAGTTTAAATCACCTGAAATAAGAATGATGTTATCTGCAATAGCTTCTAGTGAAGCAAACCATGCACATAGTTATTCTTTATTAAATGATACTATTGGCTTACCTGATAAAGAATACAAAGCATTTCAAGAGTACAAAGAAATGTCGGATAAACATGAGTATCTATTTACATCTAAAGGTAAAGGACTTGAAGGACTAGCTAGAGAGATAGCTTGTTTCTCTGCATTTGGTGAAGGCTTACAGTTGTTTGCATCATTTGTCATGCTTCTTAACTTTCAAAGATATGGAAGAATGAAGGGTATGTGTCAGATAGTAACTTGGTCTATTAGAGATGAGACACACCATGTTGAAAGCATGATTAAATTGTTTCATCAAATCATAAAAGAAAACCCAAATATTTGGACAGAAAAATTTAAAGCAAGTATCTATCAAACAGCTAGAGACATGGTTGACCTTGAAGATAAGTTTATTGATTTAGCGTTTTCTATGGGTGGTATCAGAGGATTAAAAGCTGATGAAGTTAAAGAGTATATTAGATACATAGCAGATAGAAGACTACTTCAGTTATCTTTAAAACCTAATTATGGTGTTAAAGAGAACCCATTAGCGTGGTTAGATTGGGTATTAAATGGCGTAGAACATGCTAATTTCTTTGAGAATAGAGCTACAGAATATAACAAAGGTACTGTCACAGGTAATCTTTGGGACTAACCT